ACGAAGCGTCCCTTAGCAAGTTCCATGAACTAGGGCTCACCAAGAACCAGGGAGAGAATTTGCTGAACTGGTACAACGGGGTAATTTCGGAGCACCTTCAGAACGAGCAGGTTCAGAAGCAAACAACTTTCCAGCAGGAAGACGCGGCGCTTAAGAGCGAATGGGGCGCGGCTTACAATCAGAACCTGGCGCAAGCGCAGGCGGGAATGCGTGGTCTCGGCCTTGACACAGAGACTGTCGATAAACTCTCTGAGGCTTTGGGGCACAAAGCGACCATGGGATTGTTACAGCGCGTGGGCGCGGGGATGCGTGAAGACAGCCTTGTCACCAGCGACACCGCAGGCGGGTTTAGTTCCGCGTTGACCCCTGGTCAGGCCAAGGCAGAAATTCAGACCCTCATGAAGGACAGAGATTTTGTGGCGAACTACGTCAACAAGAAAGAGGACGCCGTAAAGCGTATGGCCGTCCTTCACAGCTTTGCTTACCCCGAAGGATAGGTCGTGCGTAACATGAATGAACTTGAAGCCAAGATCCGCTGCCTTGAGCTGGGAGCAACGATTTGCGCTCGCTCTGGGGAATACCATTCAAAGGCTATTGTCGAGGAAGCAAAAATACTTTATGATTTTACTCAAGCACCACCTTCGACCGAAACGTCGGAGGAAATTGCGGACAAGCAGCAACGCGGACGTAAACCAAAAACGGTTGACATCCTAAGTTAAAGCCCCGCGCCAGTTGGTGTTTACTGGCCCCTCCTACGAGGACAAGCCGAGGTGTGCAGCGGCCTTTTCCGCAGCAATCTTCGTCAATTCCCTCTTAGGAGATAACAATGTCATTCAACGTCAATCAGGCGTTTGTCCAGCAGTACTCGACAAACATCGCTATGCTCTTGCAGCAGCAAGGGACAAAACTACGCGATACCGTACAGAACCAGAGCTTCTACGGTAAAGCGGCTTCCATGCTTGAACAGTTCGGCGCGGTAAACGCCTTGTTCAACCTTCCTCGCCACAGCGATACCCCCATCGTTAGCACCCCTCAGGACAAGCGTTGGATTCTTCCCAACGATGCTGAGTGGGGCGATCTAATCGACGATCAGGACAAGCTGCGTATGTTGATCGACCCAACCGGGCCTTATACCCAGGCGGGCGTCAATGCGATGGGTCGTGCAATTGATGATGTGATCATCAGCGGTTTCTTCACCAGCAACAACACTGGTGAGAACGGGACTGTGGCCACCGGCACTTTGGCTTCGTTCAACTCAAACAGCCAGCAGATTGCTGCGACTGTGGGCGGGTCGTCCGCTACAGGTCTGAACATCGCCAAATTGCGCGCTGCTCAGCGTAAGTTGCGGGAAGCCCATGTCGATACCGATACTGACCCGCTGTACTGTATCATCAGCGCCAAGCAGCACGATGACTTGTTGAACGAGGCACAGGCGATCAGTCAGGACTACAATCCTCGGCCAACGCTGGTGGATGGTAAGATCTCATACTTCATGGGGTTCAACTTTATCCTCAGCGAGCGTATCCCTGGGGCATCGGGTTTCAACAGTTCCCTGGCGGCAAACTCGGCCATCACTTCCGCAGACTCCGACGGCAGCTACGTCGCGGGTTCTCGCTGGATGGTTCCTGTCTATGCCAAATCAGGCTTGGTTCTTGGCCTGTGGAATGACGTCAAGGCGAATGTCTTTCCCCGCCCCGACAAACGTAACTCGACTCAAGTCTATGTGACCGGCACTTTCGGCGGCGCACGGACTGAAGAGCGTCGTTGCGTAATCATCAACTGCAAGTAAGGAGTGCTGCAACATGCCAGCTTATCTATCAACTGAATTGGGCGGCAGCGCTAACCAGACTGCTGCTCCCACCGGCTACAAGCCTCGTGCCACCGTTTACAACGGTCGTATGAAACGTCTGCGCGCCAGCTTCACACTAGCCACTCAGACAACCAGTGACACCTTGGTAATCGGAAACCTTCCCGCAGGCGCAGTGTTCGCCTTCGGTCATCTCGTTTCCAGTGTGTCCCTGGGTTCTTCGACCCTGGCCATCGGTATCGCAGGTACAACCGGTAAGTACCGCGCCGCTGCGGTCTTTACCGCAGTTGACACACCGACTCCCTTTGGTGTGGCGACTCAGGTAGCACAGAGCGACGCGGGCTTGTCTGCTGACGAACAGGTGTTTGCAACCATCGGTACCGCCAACCTTCCGGCTTCCGGCACCCTGGTCATCGACCTGTACTACAGCATACCAAGCTGATGTTTTTAGGGGGCAGGGGTCATTTCCATTTTGGAAATAACCACTGCCCCCTTTCATCAATCCTAAGGAGTCAGACATGCCTTATTTTTTCGGTGTCAACATTGGTCAGAACGAGTACACCCCGCCTGCGCAGGGTGCGACCACCACGAGCCGCGATGTTGAAATTGTTATCAATACCAACGCTAACGTACCCAGCGTTCAAGACCTTATCAACGCCCTGCGCAACTTGGAGAACTTCATCATGCGCCAGGGTAAACCTTGGTAGTAGGAGTTTACCATGCCACTTCGCCGTGCCGATGATACGTCGTACACACTCTTGTCGAACGGAAGCGCTACCGGAGCCTCTGTCAAAGTAAGAGGCGGGGAATACACCGTGTTTTTTGAGGGCACGTTGGGCGGCGCTACGGTCAGTCTGCAAATCCAAACCCCATCGGGGGGCTGGAGCGACATAGATGTGTACACAGGGGCGACCATTAGGTACACCACCATTCCGCGTGCGCAGACGGGTGTCTTGCTTCCTGCATGTGACGTCCGTGCCGCGCTTACTGGCGGCACACCGTCAGGCATAAACGTGACACTTGTCGGGGCAGGTTAATGCCACAAACCATTATCGATTGCTGCAACAGTGCGCTACAGCGCGTTGGCGCCGCTACGATTATGAGTCTCTCCGACAACAGCCCTGAAGCCAGGGCGTGTTCCGTTGCCTATGACAGCAACCGACGCGACGAGATGCGTCGGCACCCGTGGAACTTTGCTATTACAAGGGCGGTTCTTGCACCTGATGCGACAGCTCCCGCTTTCGATTACACCTACCAGTTCACATTACCGACAGATTGCCTGCGTGTCTTGCGCTCGGATTATTACGGATCGGATTGGGTCGTAGAGGGCAGGAAAATCCTCACCAATTACGACAACCCTCTGTACCTGCGTTACATCGCGGACATCACCGACCCGACGCAATGGGACGGAACGTTCTACAACGTGGTGACAGGAGCGTTGGCCATCGACATTTGCGAAAGACTTACCCAATCAAATACCAAGAAGGAAATGCTCGTCAAGCAATACCAGGACGACGTACGCATTGCTCGTCGGATGAATGCCTTTGAGTCGGGGCCAGAAGACGGCCCAGATGACTCTTGGTTGATTGCGAGGTTGTAATGCCTCGCACCTCCTGGATCCAAAACAACTTCAACGGCGGCGAGTGGTCTCCCTTGACCTTTGGCCGCTCTGATATAGCCAAATACAAGAACGGACTTGAGACGTGCCTGAACTATGTACCGACGGCGCAGGGAGGTTTGACCCGACGCCCCGGCACAAAGTATGTGGCCAACACCAAAACCAACCAAGCAGTGCGGTTGGTGTCGTTTGAGTTCTCAATCACTCAGGCGTATGTGCTGGAATTTGGAAACGGCTACGTTAGGTTTTACACCAACGAAGGCCAGTTGTTAAGTGGTGGCAGCCCATACGAGGTGGTTACTCCATACACGACCGCCGATCTTTGGGACTTAGCCTTTACACAATCGGCAGACGTCCTTTACATTTCCCACCCTAACTACAAGCCCCGCAAGCTCCAACGCGCTGGGGCTTTGTCCTGGTCGTTGGCTACAATCTCGTTCCTCGACGGTCCTTACCTTATTCTCAACTCGACCGCCACTACCCTGACTGCAAGCGCCACGACAGGCTCTGGCGTAACTCTGACCGCTAGCAGCACAACAGGTATCAACGGAGGCGCGGGGTTTTCCAGTAACGACATAGGTCGCCTGGTCAGGCTCAAAGTCGGGTCAACCTGGGGCTACTGCACCATCACAGGTTTCACATCAACCACGGTCGTGACTGTTACCGTGAACAGCACGCTTGGTGGCGCAACCGCTACGAGCCTGTGGCGCATGGGCGTGTGGTATGGGGCCGAAGGTTCGAGCAGCACGGCCAACTACCCACGTTGTGTCGTGTTCAACCAAGACCGCCTGGTATGGGCTGGCAGCGCGGCATACCCAAACCGCATCGACGGATCAAACACCAGCGACTACGAGAACTACGCGCCAAGCAACACCGACGGCACCGTGATTGATAGCAACGCCATCAGCTTCTCGCTCAACTCGACGAAGGTCAATGTTGTGAACTGGATGGTGTCAGATGAATGGGGCTTGCTTGCTGGTACTGCCAGCGGCGAGTGGGTTATCGCAGCGTCAACCCAGCAGAACGCCGTCACCCCAACCAACGTCACCGCAAAGATGACGTCGGCTTATGGGGGCGCTAACGTGCCCCCGATCAAGATGGGCAAGTCCACGTTGTTCGTACAGCGCACCAAGCGCAAGTTGCGGGAGATGAGCTACCAATTTGCGCTTGGCACTTTCCAGGCGCCAGACATTTCCCTTATCTCTGAACACTTGACCAAAGGTGGAATTAAGTCGATGGCCGCGCAGCCCGCGCCGTACCCGAACGTGTGGTTGGCGCGCTATGACGGAACCTTGGTTGGCGTGTCCTACGACAAAGACCAGGAGGTGCTTGGCTGGCACAGGCATCAGCTTGGTGGATTCTCCGACGCGGCGCAGACCTTACCGCCCGTGGTTGAGAGTGTAGCGGTCATCCCTTCACCAAGCACCGACCGTGACGCTGTATGGTTGTCGGTTCAACGCTATGTCAACGGTGCGACCGTGCGCACTGTCGAACTGATGCAGAAGTTCTGGGAGGACGGCGACGCGCTGGCCGACGCTTACTTTGTGGACTGCGGCGCGACATATTCAGGAGTCGCCACAACCACAGTGAGTGGGCTGACGTGGTTGGCGGGGCAGACGGTGAGCGTGCTTGCCGACGGTTCCGTACATCCGAACTGCGTGGTCAGCGGCGCAGGCGCCATCACCTTGCAACGTAGCGCCAGCAAAATTCAGATCGGCTTGGGCTACAACAGCACGGGCAAAACTTTGCGCATTGAAGGTGGTGCGGGCGACGGGACAGCGCAGGGAAAAATCAAACGCATTCATCGTGCAATCTTTAGATTCTTCCAATCTGTCGGACTTAGTGTACAATCAACTAACGGCACTGCTTTCCCCGAACCGTTCCGCACAAGTGCAGACCGCATGGACAATCCGGTCGCGCTCTACACAGGTGATAAACGTTGGGCGTGGGATGGCAGTTACGAACTTGAAGGGCAAGTATCGTGGACACAGGATCAACCCCTGCCGTCCAACATACTGGCCGTTATGGCTCAACTCGATACGCAGGATGGATGATGATTGTAATACCATTCCGCGCAGAACATTATGTTGCCCTCGACGTTCAACCGTCGCAGGAGTACGTCCGCGATTACATCAGCGAAGAAGTTGTAAAAGGGTTAGAGACGCAAAACTCTTTCACTTGTATGGAGGCGGATAAAGCCCTAGCGTGCTTTGGCTGGACACAGGTGTACCCAACTCGCGCTGTGGTGTGGGCGCTCATATCCGCCAGCGCAGGGCCGCACTTTGTCGGAATGACGCGCATCGCCAAACGGTTGGTGGACGGTCTTGCTTTTCGCCGCCTTGAGATGGAGGTCGATTACGAATTTGAGCAAGGCCACCGTTGGGCGAAGATGCTGGGCTTTACGCTTGAGGTAGAACGCCTGCGTGGTGCTCGCATCGACGGGGGCGACAACTCAATTTATGTCAGGTTCCAGTAATGTCATTTAGCGCCCCCACAATGATGCTCGCAGCCGCAGGCGTGAAAGCGTTTGGGTCTGTTATGCAAGGCGAAAGCCAGGCGCGATCAGAAGAATTTAATTCCGCTATCGCAACGCAAAACGCTGCTATTGCACGACAGCAAGGTGTGGCTGCGGTGCAAGCCCAGCAGCGGGACGCCGCCCGCAAGATAGGCTCGATGGTTGCCAACTACGGCGCA